CTGACTGAGTTTGGCCTTGATAGCAGCCTTCATTACACTGTCCTGTTTCTGTTCCCATTCCTCTTCCTTGAATCCAGAAATCTTCTTACCAAGTGCCTTCACTGATTTCGCAGAAGGTGTCTTGGCGATGAGAGCAGCCATCTTTTCATCACCGAATGTCTTTGCTTTTGCATACTCATATGCGTGTTCAACAGTTGGAAACTTGATCGAATCCATCTGGAAAGGTGCAACGTAGTCGTTCGATAACATACGGAAATCACCCTTGCTTTCATCCGAACCGTTGAACAATATTGGTTCCACTTCCTCTTCTTTTGGAGTCACAACTTTCACAATCTTTCGTTTGACTGTTTCTCCTTCCTCGTTTTTGACCTCTTCAATCTTCTTTTCCTCTACCACTGGCACTTCCTCTTTCACTGGTTCAGGAGCAGGTTTGGGTTTCTCACCTTTCTTGAATACGAAACTTTTATGTAAGAACGAGAACTGTTGCTGTTCTTGTCCTAAAGTTATTGCATTTTGATTCGCATAGTAATCACCAAACATCTTCTCTTCTACCAATTCATATCCTTCTGCTGCCATCATTGATTTCACTTTTTCAAAGGGTACCAAATACTCTTTCTGTTCCTGTTCGAATGTTTCAAGTTTGACACGAATCTGTTTACCGAACTCTTCTGTCCATTCTGCTCCATCTTCATAGTCCTTGATAAATTCTCCAAAGATACCTTGATTGCTTCTAAATACGTGGTTGGGTTTTCCAAGAAGCAGGGAATAGACTGAACGTCCATCCAAACAGGTTCCAAAGAATAATCCCTTGCCGTGTTTAGTGAGATTTCCAATAAATGTTTTGAATGTCTCTTCTGTGGCACACGCATAGTGAATGGCAAACTGACAAGAAATGGTATCGAATGCATTCAATCCGTGGAACTGTTCCAAATATTCTGTCGGTGCATTCTCTGTACCTTCCAGAATTCGTAAGTAGTGTCCTTCCTGTTCTTCCAACGGTTGAGACATATCTGCCTTGAAGAATAGGCCTGGTGGAATTTTAACACCCTTACGTTTCTTTTCAAGATAACGAACACACAATCCCGATCGAGGTGCATTCAAGTTGGAATCTGAGATATCAATGCCTACCACTTTTGATGGTTGAGACTTTATCCACTTATTAATATCACCTCCACGTCCTACTGCAAGTTCAAGCAGAGTATCGCCTTTCTTGATGTTGTTTTTATAAAGAACTTCTTTAATTCGATTGTGAAATCCAGTGACATCCAACCAAATACGGGTTTCTCTACCCATATCATCCTTGTAGTACAACTCATCTTCAATCGTATCATCAATACGATTCGTTGCCACATTTCGTATCATTTCATCCGTGATTGGAGCGTGCATTGATCTCCAAATACTATCTGCAACAGGTGCATCGTTACCATATTGAGGTTCTTTCTTGACTCGATACTGATATGTTTTGTCATATCGTGTTCTCAATACTGTCCATCGTTTGTTATCAGTATTGTAGGCACATTCCACAATCGTATTGTCCTCGATTTTGGTATCTGTAATATCTACTGGAATTCCACGATCGTTGACCGGGAGACGAATAACGTGTGCATCAATATTACGAGGAGCAGCAGGATAGAATGGAGATGGAACACGATCACGACTTTCTGCAATGACTCTTAAATCATCTGGTATTTTTGGAGGACTGTATTCTCCTGTAACAGTTTCGCAGGGATAGATTATCTCGCTTCCAGGTCTACGAGAAACATAGAGTGTACCCAACAGAACACGGGCATTCAATACAGGATCAAATGATTCTCCAGGTGTAAATCTCAGCAGGAAATCTATGGAATTTTGATCAGATGGTTTCCACTTGTAAACACGTAACCAAGTCTTGCCTTTTCGGTCTTCGAGTGGAGCAACTGACGATGCTCTGGGTGTGAAGATCAACCCGTCGGTTGGATATCCGTAATCGGTATCCAAAATCTTTTGAATAGATTCCTGCATTTCAGCTCCATCTCCTGCACGAAACTCTTTGGTCTCAATGCGAATAGGATTGGTTGTAAGTTCTTCTGTAAAATCGTTCTTATACTCACTCACAAATTCACGTGCACACCCAAGTCTTGAGAGCAATGGATGTTTGATTGTTTCATCGGCAGTTGTCATCAATGGCAAACCACGAGTATCCTTTCCGCGAAACATATAGATATCGAAGACGCAGAATAGGTTCTTATCCTCAAGATATTCACAGTCCACAATATCACCAAAATGTTTGTCATCTTTTGCAGTTAACCCAGTCCAAGCGATTTGATAAGAAGGTGTTATTCGAATCATCTTTCTATCTCTCATCACAACCAGAAAGCATCGTTGACCATCTGCTTTTACCGTAACTGTATAGTTCTTCAAAATGTTGTGTGGATTATCAGGATTTGCGTGGCTTCTTTCCATCGTAATCGGGTTTACAAAAGGAATACTCATCTTCTTGAATTCAGCATCGTATCGTTCGATATCTGTTTGCAGGACTACGAAAGGAGACTGTTGATAGGCAGCAACCAATTTCTGCAGGAGTGCTAGAGAAGGTTTCAAGTAATCATCTTTTGTTCGATCAATAAGCTCAATTTCCAATTCATAACGAATAGGCTGTTTCAAAACCTCGAACATCTTGGTATGCTCTCTTTTCTTGGATTTGACAGAGGACAAATCAATTTGAAACATACCATCTTCAGTCTTCCAAGATTTTCTGTGAAGAACACGAACATAGGAATTCGGGTCCATAGGTTTGCCTGCAAAGTCTTTTCGCAGGAATTGTTCGTGACGAAGAGTGAGACGCGTGAATAGGTCTGGTATCTCAACTTCATCTTGCCCTGCACGAGGCATTACATCGTAATACTTCCTCTTTTTTTCCACATAGAGTGGTACTCCGTGGAAACTGTTGCTAGTGCATACTTTGTGTATGTTCTCAGGTCCTGTGACAACCACACGAATACCATCGGGATAAGTGAAGGTCGCACGATGTTCTTCTTTCGAAGCGCTTCGTGTGATTTCTTCAATAGCACGGACGATTCTGTCCGCAACATCCTTGGTTTCGATTTGGTTTATCAAGACTTTGAACTCTACTTCTGCCTCTTTACTTGTCTTGATTACCGAGAGCATCTGCTTCATCGGTTCAAGTGTCGACTTTGGTAAAAGAGTCTCCATCTGTTGCCTTATTATTTACTTGGACTATGTTTGTCCGTTTTTAATCTTGGTCCTTTCTATGGCATCTGCCTCCATTCTCTTGCGCTGGTCCATGTAAAAAGTCACCATCCTTTGAATCTCTTCCAAACACTCGTCGGGCAGGTTATCAGATGAAACAAGAACACCGCTCTGTGTCTTGGTATATGTCTCCGTGTACTTACGGATAATAGCAAAAATTTGAGCGTGTTCCTGCGTATCCAATCTATCAATCTGTTCCTTAAGGTTCTCTTTTTGCAGACGGTTCATTTGTTGTTGACGGAGCATTCAATCTTACTCGTTTCTTACGAGTATCGATTCCTGCAGATGGCTTTGTTTGTTCAACCGATACAGTCACCACCTTTCTTTCATTTTCATTCGAGCCTTCAATTGGTGCAGCAATCATAGGCAATTTGCTTTCCGTAGAGAACTCAGGTGGAGCAGTGTTGTCAGGTTTGATAAGAGTGCGGAGTTTGCCAAGAACGACAATGCTTTCATCTCCTTGTTGAAAACGGGCACCCACGACCTCAAATTCTACTTCCTGTCCATCTTGAATATCTTCAAACTCTTCCATTCCAATATGAATATCTCTTGGAAGGAGGACTTTCATAGGTTTGGTTTCTGCGTGTAATCCTATTTTACTTCGAATATTGACCTTGGTTTTGAATACTTGACCTGGGTGAGGCAAACATATGTCTGCTTGAAACTTAACAGCATAGTCAAGTCCACCTTTGATAAGATTTGATCGACCAAGTGAGTGTTCAATGATTGTAATACTTTGAGGATTTATGTAACCTTCTGGAACACATACTCCTTCATATTTCATACGAAGTTGTGCTAACAAACTCGTATAGATATTTCTTTGAAGGCGTTTTGCTTCCAAATGAATGTTGCGAACTAATTCTCTTCTTTCAAAGATTGGATCCATACTTGCTTCTTATCATAGATAAATCAATTCGTTTTAAACGCCATACTTAATTTTTGTTTGTTCTTTTCTGAAAATATAACACTTAATTCTTCTGGTGTTACCCATTCTGTATTGTTCTTTTCACGAATAAGCAATTCCATATACTGACACCAATCACTTCCAATGGTTGCAGGAATACCTACTCCATTTTTATCAATCTTTTTCGATAGATTGTGAACTGGTTCTTTTGTATTCGATCCTGTACCACACGTTGTAGGTTCAAATCGTTTTCCAGTTTGTTTGATATCTCGTTCTCCATTTTCTGTCATTTTACTGATAACCAACTGAGGTCCTTTACTATTCTCTTTTACAGAACCGTACAACTTAGTACGATTGGAAGTGAATGTTTTAATAAGATTATCTTCCCACGCATTGTATTTGGTAAGATTGTCACCAATTGGGGCTTCAGGTGGTTCAAATTTATTATCACCAAGGACGAAAATGTTTGTATCGGGTATTCTAAGTTGAGGACGGAATTCAGGATGTGCTTTGATATAAGCTCTCTTTTCTTCTGGTTTCAAATAGTGATCAAATGTATAATCCATCAACAACTCTTTTGAAAATCGTTCTGTTACTTGAGGCTTAAATTTAGGGAACCTCGTTTCCAAATCAACTGCGGTTGGTCCTGCGATTGCTTCTGTAACAGCTTCTGCAATCGTCTTCGGTTTCTCATCTTCTTCAATTTCTTTTGTGATTGGCACTGCATTTGCTTCTGCAGGTTTACGAATACGATCAATCAGGGTTGCATTTTCTATTCCAACGGGTGTCAGTGCATAGAGTTCTCCTTTAGACTCAATCAAACTTGGACGATCAAATGCATCTTTGAATTTGATACCATTTGTGATTGCACTTTGAATGGTGTAGATAATCACATCTTCTGGAATACCACGGAATGCACCTATTAAATCTGCACGATCCCAGATGGGTTTTTCGATAAAAAGTGTTTCGAGTTTGTTGAGTATCTCATCACGTGTATCAAGATAACTTGAAAGAGGTCGAACGTGTTCCGGATCTTCTACAGACGGTTTTACAAGGCATTGAACAGGTGCGGAGTTATCGCTAAAAGTTGGAGCCAACATCGTCTGCAATGTGTACACCACTTTTTCGGCTCCCTCTGCGCGAGTTTGAGGTATCTGCAATTCTTTCCAATCTTGGGGTAAGTTATTTACAGAATTTTGAATAGGACAGTCCATTGCACTCTCTTCCAATACACGTCGAACATTCGCAATTTTAGTAGCCTTTTCCTCCACTTTTGTGCGGTACGTATATTCATCGTAACATTCTCGATCATCATTTCGAACAACATGCAAATAGACAGTACAATTCTGCTTATCAAATGGTAACAACTGATGACTGCAGGTACGCAATGCACGACCCACAACCTGTTCGATACGACTCATATTCCACCAAGGATCGATCACATGAACTTGACGAATGAAACGGAAATCTACACCTTCGGATACAAATGGACTTGAAATGACTACGCGAATCTTGGAACCGTTGATATTATCCTTGCTTTTCACACGTGAAAGAACACCGTTGATAGAAGCTTCGGACATAGACGATGAAAGCAGAACATATTTGCCTTTTGTTCCTCCAGAATTTTCAAGAATAGTATTTCCAGATTCAGGAGAATATCCTGCCTCTTCCAGTGCCATTGCAAACAGTTGTGTGCCAATTGGTTGAACATAATTGCAGTAAACAAAAATCACTCCTTCAGAACTTTCAATTGATTTTATAATGCTCGCAAATTTTGCAGAATAGTTTGGAAGCAGTTCAGGTTTCAAGAATTGCAAATTAGGATCTGCGTACGAATACTGTTTGCCTTTCAGACGAAAGAGAGAACGGAAATCACTATTCCCTGGAAATACTGCAATCGTTGGTATCATATTCTTTTCACCTTTATCCTCAGTGATCTTCTGATCAAGAAATGCTTTTTGATCTCCTTGAACTTGAGAAGCAACCACCTGCAAATACTTCAGATGATCTGTAATCTCTTTTCCATTGATTGTTTTGGTGGTAGTTGGAGGAGCAGGATTGGGTGGTGGTAATCGAAATGGAAATGTAAAAGGATTATCTCCTTTCACATAGGATACATATTGCTGAACTAACCCCCGAAACTCTTCCTGTTTGCTCTCTTTGAGTTTTCCATTTGATTCAAAGAAATTGGAAGATGTCAGTTTTGTTTTGAAATCTTGTTTACGATCATTCCATAAAAATAGATTGAAATAGAACATTATCTCCTCAAAACTATCGTACATTGGAGTGGCAGTCAAAAATACAAGGACCATTCCATTTGCAACCTTCACTAATTTTTCCATCGCATCGGTAATACCTTTCATTCCTTCTGCAGCAATGGATGGTTCGCGAATATTGTGAGCCTCATCGATGATAACCAATCGATTATCGAAGTTATGATGTATCCATTCTTCGTCGTTTCTTTCCACTCTTTCTCGAATACGATTACCGAATGTCATATAGCCTGAGAATTCATAGAACTCGTTGATAATCGTATCTGCTGTTTTTTCAAGACGAGCACGGATTTTAGGATCGTTCCAGTTTTTGGGTTCTGATTCCACTCTCAAAAGCATATCAAGATATCGACGACCAGTACATTGTTTCGAAACTAACAATGTTTCAGTCTTATCGAGATCAACACGTGTCATATCAAAAATCTGGTGTTGAAAATTGTTCTGAACAGCCAACGATGATATGACGAGGACTTTCTTATCCTGAAACTCCGGACGCAGAATATATTCCTCTGCAATTTGAATAGCAGTACAAGTCTTACCTGTACCTGTTCCGTGGACCATCAGCAGGTTACGTGTAGGGGAATCAGGAGAGAGTACACGACGCAAAAATTTTTGTTGAGACTGAAGTGAAAAACTGCTTTTAGACGCTTGACACGCATCATTACGAAGAGCTTCAAGCGTTTCTAGAGATGCTCTGGGTAGAGCAGTATTCCTGATTTCTGCTATTTCAGGATTTGTCAGGTTAATCATTATATTATTCTAACATTTACACACTAGGCAAACTACGCTTTTTACCAATCCATCAAGATATCTTCCATACGACACTCAGACTCTTCTTTTGTCGCAAGTTTTGCATTGACTTCATCGATCACACTGGTATCAATATCCTCTTCTGCTCCTTCTGGTAGTCTCGCTTCGTCTACAAGAATATCTACAAATCCTGTTCCACAAGGCGGTTTCTGACCGAACATAATGTTTGCAGATACACCCATCATTGTATCCGTCTCGGCTTCAAGGGCAGCATTGAACATTGTAGTGGATGTCTCTTCAAAGGATGCCTTTGCGAAGACACCAGTTTCGTTCTTCTTCATACCAGATCGACTGATAGCCACAAGACGACCACTGAATGTCATAGAATCTACAAGGACAGAGAGATGATGGTAGTTGACCTTTTCGGATGCGAATACTTCATTCAACTCCTCATACATTGCAAGTCTCGCAGTTTCGATACCGAACACTTTCAATATTTCCCAAATATCGTTCGAGAATACACGTGTTCCATCCACACCAGGAAATACGAGAAGGCTGTACAAATTGATACCTTCTGTATCCAATACATATTGAGGCTTGTTCACATATCCGCCTACAGTACCATCGTAGATTAATTCACTCTTGATCTCACGAAGATGGACACGACCAACACCTTCCACACCAGTCAACACAGTGTCCAAAACCTTGTCTTCCATATATCGCATCAATACAGGAGTAGTTGTTTCTGAGAATGAGAGACGCAATACGATCTTCTTTCCTGCAGAATCAGAGTGTTCACAGGAGATCAAAGTCTTCAATGCAGGATTCTTATTTATTTTAGTTTGAATCAATGTCAGGTCCAACATATCACGTTTTACCTGTTCCATACTGTCCAACTCAATTCGCATAATCCAAGGAGCACCCTTGCATTCTTCGTTTTGAAGTGCATATTGTTGATACATTGCCAAGAGTTCACGATCTTCATCAATGACTGTACCTTCTGCAGATGGATTAGGATCGTAGAAGATACGTACTGATTTTGTAATATCTCTCAACGTAGTCTTTTGTATCTGTTTCATCTTTTTGATCGCTTCATTCTGGTCTCCAGATATTTCAGGCAGAAGATAGATGGTGTTGCTTGGTCGTTTGGTATTTTTAGTCGCATCCAACAACTCACCAATACGAGGAACTCCTGCAGTCGCATTCGCCTTTGCAGTACCCGTTGAGTGGAAAGTGTTCAACGTAAGCTGAGTAGTAGGTTCACCAATCGATTGAGCTGCAAGAGCACCAATCATTTCACCTGCATGACATCTTGCTTTTATGTATCTGTGACGAATGTCACGCATTAATTCATCAAAGAGAGCAACTGTCAATCGATGAATGATAATCGATTTCTTCGGTGCCAAGTTGTATCTCAACAGAGTGTGAAAGACCTTGTTCTCTGGAAATTCGCTGATGAACTTGCCGATAGAAGCATTCACGTATGCAGGTGTCAAATCAGTCTTAGTATTGTATCCATTTGCATACTTTGAAATCAATCGTGGGAAATGAATGGGTGATTGAACAGTATTCAAGTTCTTGAATCGTGATGCATTTCTTACAATGATTTCGCGATCGTTTAGAAGAGCATTCACCAAGTCGTCCACTTCCGATACTTGATCCTTTAAGAATGGATTGACATCATCTGCTGTTAATGCAAAGTCTGCATAGATTTGTGCCATTGTCATTTTTCCAAATTCAAACGGTTGAGTTTCAATCGAAGTGGTATCAATACCGTCTTCACCATATCGAAACTGAACAATTGTTCCGGTTACATTTCGAACAGTATTGTCATACGCTATGTGCTGATCTTCCATCGTCTTCATCAATCGTCGCTGAATATAACCGGTATCAGAAGTCTTGACTGCAGTATCAATCAATCCAATACGTCCTGCCTGAGCGTGATAGAAGAATTCCGAAGGCATCAATCCATCGATGAAGGAATGTTCAATAAATCCACGAGACTCGATACCATCGTCGTATCGTGCAAAATGTGGCAGTGTTCTATCTTGCAGAGTGTATTGAACACGTCTACCTTCAATCAACTGCTGACCCAACAATGCAACCATCTGTGTGATGTTGTTGTCACTACCTTTAGAACCGGAAGACACCATCTGTACAATTCGGTTCTCTTCTGAAAGGCTTGTTTTTACAGATTTGTTAATCTCATTTGCAACCTCATTCAGGGCTGCAGAAATATCCTTTTCCAACTTCTCACCATTTGAGAATCCAGTATTATTGATGAACTTACCTGCGTGCATATCGAATAGAATTTGAGCAACCTTATTTCTACCCTTTTCGATGTGTTCATTCACTTCTTTGAGCGTCTGTCCATTTGCAATCAAATCAGATGTTCCAACTGAGAATCCAGTGTATAGATTGAACTGAGTTACAATTGATTGAATGTCATTAATCATCTGTCCACATCGTTGAGGACTGAAGTCGTTGAAGAGAACTTGAACCAATCCACTGGAATCGTCACCACTTGTAAATGCAGACTTCTTGAGTACACCTTTCGTAAGCTGGCCATTTTCTAAGGTGATACTGGTTTTTAAATTGATCAATGGGAATGCCATCGAAATGATTTCAGGTCCAGTCCAGTCCCGATTTTTTCTTGGAATATTTGTTCGATTGATTTTGGCCAACATATTCATCGCAATATGCTCTGGAATTTTGAAGTTAGGATTGCTCATACGATAGACACCCGTCATCGTATCCTGAAATACGGAGATGATCGGTGAAGCAGTTCGGGGTGAAATAATTTGACGAAGTACAGAAGCCAATTGTCTCAATTCAGTTGCTGCTGCAATCGATTGCGGTACGTGCATATTCATTTCATCACCATCAAAGTCTGCATTGTATGGTCGAGTAGCAGAAACGTTCAATCGAAAGGTAGAGTATGGCAAGACACGAACACGATGAGCTTCCATCGATGCCTTGTGAAGAGAAGGTTGTCGATTGAAGAGCACAATATCACCATCGATCAAGTGACGGTGAACGATATCACCTTCTTGAAGATCAATTGAATCTGCACGGACATATCGCAGAGATACTGGTTTATCATCACGTTTGATATAGACTGATTTTGCACCTGGATGCTTATCAGGACCGTTTCGAATGTAACCGAGAAGTCGTTCACGATTGAAAGCAGAGACTGTTTCAGGAAAGGTTAGATTGACTGCAATCTCTTCAGGAACACCTAATTCATCCAATTCGATGTTCGCATCGGGAGTGATAACTGAACGAGCAGAGAAATCCACACGCTTACCCATAAGATTGCCTCTTACACGACCGGTCTTGGAACCGAAACGAGATTTGAGAGTACGAAGAGGACGTCCTGATCGTTGTTGAGAAGGAGCCATTCCCTTGATATCGTTATCGACATAGGTTGCAACATGGTATTGAAGAGTAGCAGTGTATTTGTCGATAATATCTGCAGTCTGTCCTTTTTCAATCATTTCACGAAGCTTGTCATTGTGTTTCAAAATATCAATCAACTTGTGTGTGAGATCATCTTCCATACGACCGTGATCATCCATCATAACAGATGGACGAACAGTCAAAGGAGGAACTGCAAGAATAGTGCAGATCATCCATTCAGGACGTGAGAATTTGGAACTGAACCCAAGCAAATCGATATCTTCATCGGTCATATGTTGGAATGCACGCAATACCAATTCAGGTTGAAGAGGAACAGGAGCAATGGGAGCTTCTGTAGTACTCGTGTAGTTTCCTTCAATCGTTGCAGCTTTATCAGCAACCTTGGTAACCTTTGTGAATGTTTGAGTGTTGCAGAAAGCACATTGTTTAGGTCGCTTGCTTAAAGAGTCTCGAACTTCACGGAAACGAGCAAGACCTTTCGACTTGAAAGTTTTCAATGTTTCTTCCGGTAGCAAGGGCTTCGAGCAGGATAAGCAGATTACATTACAAATTTGAACAATCGTATCAAAGAATTGATAGAGATAGACAGGACGGGCAAGGCGAATGTGTCCAAAGTGACCTGGGCAGTGTTGATTGGTCTGTTTGCAGGTGGGACATACTTTGCCGTTTTCGATTACACCAAAGCGAGCATCAAATACACCGTTGGGAACGGGTTGGCCGCTTTGATGAGTCTTTTCAGTATTTACTTCTACGACGGAGCGCTTCAGTATGTCATCTGGGTTTGTGATGCCAAACTGAACACTTACAATTGTATCTCCCATATTTACTACTTGTTATCTTTGTGTCTAGATTATTCCGTTTTAAAAATCCCCGAGTTCTATTGTCAGATTCCAGAACTGATCGTCCAACACAAGTTTGTCAATGAGTTCTTTTTCGTATTTCGGTTCGAGCGATTTGATTAGTAATTCATATTCTTCGCCTCTTCGTTGTACAAAAAGATTGAATTGACGAAATCGATGGTAGCGTATGTAACGCAAAATATCATTTGCAAGGTTCTCGGTTTTGTATCGTTGGCCTGTCTCGTCTTTGATATGACGTAGAAGAGATGACCAGTGTTCTAAAACAAGTAAATAGTCCATTATTAATCTAATACAAAATCATCTAAATCTTTTAAGTACATTGGTGACGCAGTTTTGTGCTTCTTTTTTTGAATGTGAATCAGCTCCCTATCGTAGCTTGGCGAACGCTCCTTTCTTTTAGGCAGATGCGGAACGAACGAGTGGATAAGCCTTACGATCTCGTGAGGTAAATAGTAATGCTCTTCCACTTCAATAGGGAGTCTGGGCTTCACCATTACACCCTCGTGCGTTTATTTATGGTGGTAGCAGGCCTCCACCACCGCCTCCACCGCCTCCACCTCCACCGCTTCCATTGCTATACGTTAACGAATAGTGGCTTCCATCGGAACTGTTTTGAGTTGCAAATACTGCGATATGAATTTGTCCAGTAGCAACACTTCCTGGTATACTTGTATTGCCATATGCAGTAACTACAAAACTAGAATTGGGTATTGGTTGACCATATGTGATATGGTTGTAAATATCTGTACTTGTAAAATCAGTATCGGATAGAATCAATGTTTCTGCAGCACTTGATTGGACAAATGTGAAACTGTCTCCTGTTCCGTTTATGTGGAAAATGTAGTAGAAATCCTGTTGTCCAGATGTTGTGAGTACATCTGTATACGTTGTTCCAGATGTCATTGGTGCTTGTACAGCAGTGATTACACTGTAACTCAATGCGAATGAACCTCCACTTGAACCTCCAAGAAGAGTGTAGTAGAACGTGGATTCCAACAATGGATCTTCAACATCGGTTACTGGACTGTCTGAGGTTCCCTTGAATGATGCCAAGTAATTGTATACTGCTTCCAAACTGGATATTCTTGGGCTTCCACTTGCAATAAATATTGGGGCAATTGTACCACTGTTGATAGTGGTATTGAATGTATATTGAGCATTTGGACCTCCTGCGTGTTGTTTTGATGGAGCTGTAATTTGAATGGTAGTAGGTTGATAAGCACTGAGACTTGTGAAACCAGAAATAGGAGTTGTTGTAGTACCAGTTCCACTATTAAAGGATGAGTTGCTCGTATTAAGAACATATGGAGTATCGTATGTAACAGGCGAGAAGTGATAGGCGTTGTTTGTTCCACTTGGACTGTAGAGCAATATGTGAATCTGGCTGCTTGAAGAAAGTGAAGTAACAGTAGAAAATCCAGTAGATGCACTTGAGGCATTGATAATCTTTCCACCCAAATCTGTGAGAGTTAATCTGTGTTTTGCATATGCTAACAAATCAAGTGTTGAGAATCGACTAGTTGCAAGAAGCATTATAGGGATTTCAGTGTTTTCTCCAAGAACTTCGAATACCTGATCTCCAGTTGTAGATGCAGTGAATACATAGTAGTCGCCATCAATTGCATTATGAAGGGTATCTGTTTTGATCTCTCCAAGAGATACAGATGTTTCAGGAGGATAGTATACTCTTTGAAGAGTGTACTGATTCGCTGTATTCGGAATAGCAATATGGGCAACTTGGTTTGTAGTGAGATCAACAGACTGCTGTGTAAATCCAGAATATGTACTCTGTGTTGTTCCAACCTTTGGTACTGTAAGTGTAGAACTGAAACTTGACGATAACAACGATAAATCAAAGTCAGAAAGTTTGTAGTACGTGATAACCATATTCATACTGTAATCAGCAGCAAAGCTCTCAGTTACAGGAGATCCTGTCTCTGTGTATGTGAAGAGATCAATGTGACCGCTGTTTGAAGAATTGGTGTAGACTCCGGAAGATGTTATATCTGTCTCACTTCTAGAATACGTGAGTGCTGAAAATTTATAAGAAGGTTGTCCTGAAGTAACGATTACAGTAATATATATTTTTTGGTTGGTCAAAATGTTTGATTTTGAAATTCTTCCAGTTCCAGAAATGTAACTTACTCCAACCGGTTTGCTAGTAGACCAATTTGAAATCTGTGATTGAGTAAGTTTTGTAGTTGATATTGCAAGATCGAGATTATCAGTTGATGTAAGAACAATACCGAAGTCCTGAGAAGAAATGGTGCTTCCAGTCGTGTTTGTAAATGTGTATACTCGGTAATTTGCAAGAGAACTTGCTTCAACAATATCCCCTGCAGAGATTGGATATTCTCTAATACTGTATGATAATCCTATGGTTGCTGCACTGTTAAATACCATACCTACAACTCCAATATGGAAGGTTGTTGAATCCGATAATAATCCTGTATTGTATGTTTCTGTTCCTGATCCAGGTGTATTGAGAATAGTATATATTGCTTGATTGTATTGCCAAATTTTGAAATCATTTGCAGTTAATCGTTCGTATGTAATCAACATATCTGCATTTCCACCAGTATTTGTCATAGTAAATGTGTAATCACCTGGTAAGACTCTAACTCCATAATATCCAACTGCAAGATTATCACTGTCAGTAGATGTCAATGTATTGGTATAAGAAGTGTCGATCGACATAGTAATTTCACCAGTCAAGGCTTCAAAAATATAGACTGCTTGATTTGCACCTCCTCCTCCAGTTGGAGCTGTTGTAGTTGCAATAATTGTAGCGTGAACTTCGTTGCTTCCTGTTCCAGTTAATACATTCATATCCGAGTTGGCAAATGCTCCAATAAGAGGTACGCTCAAATTATACGATACTTGAGGGTCTTGAGTGAATCCATTGTACCACATACACACATCCATATAAGTCAACTGCTTTCTGGAAAGTAGCAAGTAACAAACTCCTAATGTACTTGAAATTGTGTAATCATACGTTCCTGCAGTGGTGAATACATAACTTTTGTAATAAGGAAGCGATATAGGACCTGGTCCTGTATATGCAATTGCTCCAGCGACTACGTTGTTGACTCCTTGTGTAGCATCTTCGGATGCATACTGCGTAACTTCAATACGATATACCGCATTCGTAGATGTTTTTGGAACCACTGCAATATGAATACCTGACCCCAAACTTAAAGAATTTCCACCTATAGAAAGTGTTTCCAATACACTATTACTATTTGATAATGTCGAATACGTATACTTTGAAGAAGGCTGTGTTCCGCTCAAATAATTAACCACTCCTAATCTGGAAACTTGAGATGAACTCAATAGAATATCTGCAGGTCCTCCAGTATTTATAATTTGAATATACTGATTTCCAGAACTCAAATCATTTGAAAAAATGTAATAATCAGCATTGCTTACATTCGAGGATGTAATCAAGGGGTTGCTAAATGCAGTATAGATAACATTCTTTGTCAACGCTGTCTCGGGATATGCAGAAATTGCAGTCAATGTATAGGTCTCATTTGCGGTATATCCAGTTGCAGGTATAATTGCAACATGCATATTCGAATTATCCGTAACATTACAACCATTTGTTTCAAGAGGAACCGAAATATTACTCGCATTTCCAGTTGATCTCCATTCACTTGCATCAAAGGTAGTAAAAGGAGAATATGAAAGAAGAACAGATGCTTTTGTAGGATCTGTAAGTCCTGTTAAGGTAAACGTAGTCGGATTTCCATCTCCAGTGTAAACGTAGTAATTTGGATAAGCATTTGAAACTGCAGCAGCAGTAGATGTTAGAACAGTCTCAGAAGGAAATGTAGCAGGATTAAAGGAATACGAACCTGAACTGCTCGTCGTTGCAACCAACGTAACATAATAGTCTCCTGAATTCTGTACTGTTAACATTTTAACATTTCCATTCGAAGGATCATTCGATAGAATAGTTCCAGAAAGTGAATCCGAACCATTCGCATAATTACTGATTTGAGTATCGGTAAGAGGAACCCTGCTTACAAGCATATCTATATTCCCACCGGAATTCAATTCCGATAACTTCACCTTCGGCATTTATTTATAATGTGAACATTAAAGTGTTACCTTATATACACGATGTTGACCAACAGAAGATAGTGACATGCTAAATGTATTATTCAACGGTGCATCGGTAGGAACATTTCCAAGTCCAGCAGATATTATAGAACTTGGTGTTATGTAACAATAATTTATGAAATAATTCAATGAACCATTTGGAACACCTGAAAAAATTGTCATATTTGCAATCCAATTCGATCCATCAGAATTGAAATAAACATCGGAAGGAAATGATACTTTATTCAATGTTCCAGAATCTGGTTGAACTCCTGATAACCAAATAGCATTCGAAGATGCAACACTTGTATTGATAGATTTTGTACTCTTATTATCACCTGGCATATTGAACGATATAAAAGCAGATCCTGTCAAAATATTTGCAGCAGGTCCTGTCTTTCCAATATATCCAGTCGGTCCTGTTGGTCCAGTTAATCCTGTTTTTCCAGTTGCTCCTGTTTTACCAGTTGGTCCCGTTAATCCAGTAACTCCTAATTGTCCTGTTTTTCCAGTTGGTCCTGTAATTCCAGTTGGACCTGTTACTCCAGTCACCCCTGTACTTGAAATTCCTGCAAATCCTGTTGCTCCTGTTTTTCCAGTTGAACCTGTTACTCCTGTTACTCCAATAATTCCAGTTGCTCCACTGTAACCAGTTGCAATTGTTAAATTTGTATAACCAAGTAATCCAGTAGGTCCTGTAAGACCAAAGTCTCCTTGAAATCCTGTTGGACCGGTTCCTCCTGCTTTGTCTGAAAGTGGTCCCATCATACCACTTGGTCCTGCTGCTCCTGTATATCCTGTATCTCCTGTGCTTCCTGTTTCTTTTGAAACTGGTCCTACAGCAGATATTCCAGTAGGTCCTGTTGCGCCTGTTGGACCAGTTGGACCCGATGGGTCATATACTCCAGCAACACCTTTAGCACCTGTATATCCACTTATATTTCTTGGTCCAGTTGGTCCTGTTGGTCCGGTTGGACCCTGTACTGTTCCTGGTATACCTCTTTCTCCTCTTGGTCCATCCGGTCCATTTACTCCCGTTGGTCCTGTGGTTCCTGTAGGTCCTGTTACATTCGATGCAAATCCTGTATTTCCAGTATATCCACGTATTCCAGAACCCGTAGGACCAGTTTGTCCTGTAAGTCCTTTGAGTCCAGTTGCACCGGTATTTGAATTTGGTCCTGTTGGACCGGTACAACCAATAATTCCTGGTTTACCTACGAATCCTGTTGCGCCAGTATTTGAATTCGGTCCCGTTGGACCTATATTACCAGTTGGACCAAGAGGACCTGGTAATCCAGTTGGTCCATTAAATCCAAAAAGACCCGTTGGTCCTGTTGCTCCTGTTCGTCCTGTTATTCCAGTTATTCCTGTAAATCCACTTGGTCCCGTTGCCCCTGTTTCTGCAGATTCTCCATCTTGTCCTTGAAATCCAGTAGGTCCTGTGAACCCATCCAGTCCATTAGGGCCTTGTGGACCTATTGAACCTTCGTGATAAAACACACTTCTGTTCGTCAATGGCAGATAATCACCAACTAACCGTTGGCTATATGACGAATACATTACTTAATTGTTATAAAAATAGATAGTGTAACTTACATTGCTTCCTCCACTTGTAATCGGACCATTAGCAACAAGTCCTACATTTGCATTCCAAGTACTGCCACTTCCAGTATTGTAAAAATACAAATACGATACCGAAACGGGTTGAATTCCTGCATCAAGTGCATTTTGTTGATATCCTTGTAACCAAATTCTTTTTGAAGCATCCACCAATGTATCTACATTTGATCCAACAACTGTACTCGAATTTATTCCAGAAAGAATAATCCCTGCAGTCCCGTAGTAAAGTGAAATACTTCCAGTTACTCCGGTAGGCCCTGTTAATCCAGTTGATCCCGTTGATCCTGTTAATCCAGTTGGACCTGTTAATCCTGTTGGTCCTGTTGCTCCTGTTAATCCTGTTGATCCAGTTGATCCAGTAACTCCTGTAACTCCAGTCGGGCCTGTTACTCCTGTAAACCCTGTTGGTCCAGTATATCCAGTTTGTCCAGTTGGTCCGGTTACTCCAGTTGCACCAGTTGCTCCAGTTGGACCTGTCTTACCAGTTGGACCCGTTGGACCTGTTTTACCATCTGCTCCCGTTGGACCTGTAGGACCTGTTAATCCAGTCGGTCCTGTTTTACCAGTTGGACCGGTTGTTCCCGTTGTTCCTTGACTTCCAGTTGGTCCAGTTGGACCTGTTTCACCTGTTGCACCCGTTGCACCTGTACGACCTTTTGGACCCGCTGCTCCAGTTGGTCCAGTTGGTCCACTTGGTCCAGTTGGTCCAGTTGCTCCTAAAATTCCACTGTCTCCAGTTGGTCCAGTTGGTCCAGTTACTCCCAATGCACCTGTTGGACCTTCGTGACCTATTGCTCCTGGAAGACCTGGAGGACCTGGATATCCTTGAGGTCCAGTTGCTCCCGTTGCTCCAGTTGGTCCTATTTTTCCAGTAGGTCCAGTCGGTCCCGTTGGTCCAGTTGGCCCTGTTCTTCCAGTTGCTCCAGTTATTCCAGTTGGACCTGTTAATCCTGTTGGTCCTGTTGGTCCTGTCGGTCCAGTATTTGTAGCAGTTCCAGATAATCCAGTATATCCAGTTGGCCCAGTTTGTCCAGTTGGCCCAGTTGGACCTGTATTTGTTGCTGTACCTGATAATCCAGTCGGGCCTGTTACTCCTGTAAATCCAGTAGGTCCAGTTTTACCTGTTAATCCTGTAAATCCAGTAGGTCCTCGAGTTCCTGTTGCTCCAGTTGCTCCAGTTGCTCCTGTTGAACCCGTTGACCCAGTTGGTCCTAAATTTGTAGCATACCCTGGAATACCAATAGGCCCTGTGGGACCTGTTGCACCTGTTAGACCTTGATCACCTTGGGGACCTACAGGTCCTTGTGGTCCAACAACTGTATTAGGAGCAATAGTTATTAGTCCTACACCAGGTATGTATTTTGATAATGAAGACATCTATTATTCTAATGTATACCTTTTATGTTATGTTAAACCATCCAATTAAATAACTACCTCCAGCACCAATACCTCCTCCTGGAACTACATATCCTATTAGCAAAAACCTTGTCCACATTGCTCTAAATGTTGAACCAGGATTTACAGTAACTGAATTGTATAAACTACCTGTAGAATAATCTCCAATAATTCCTCCATTTGTATCGGTTGTCAATGTTAACGGATTGCCTGTAGAAGGTCCACTTAAAGAAGTTACAAGATTCATATTTGCAATTGTAATAATTGTTCCATACGGAATACCTACATCATCTGGTAGAGTAAGTGTTAAAGATGGAACTGGATCTCCACCACCACCTGGAGTAATTGTTGGATAACCATTGCCAATAAACCAGTATGTATTAAGATCGGTTGTTTTTGAGAATGATATATTCAATGTAGCTCCTGGATATGGAGCTACAACATTCGAAGATTTAGATAAATAAGATCCTGCAAGATTTGTTGTGTATTGAAGTTGATTGTAAGAATCTGTCACTACGTATTGTGGAGTAGAAGAGGAATTTGAAGGAAGATTTGAAATTCTGGCTGTTCCATTTACATCAAGAGTATAAGATGGACTTGTTGTTCCAATACCTACATTTCCATCATAATGAACAGTTAATGCAGTAGGATAATCTGGAGTTCCTATCGTAACACCACCAGATCCTCCAGAATAATTAGAGATTCCATTAAACTTGATAAATCCCTGGGGTGATGAATCTGTAATCTTTTGAATATACGTTGCTACATCAGTCCAATCATTTCTATCTGTTTCTCGTTTATCATAAAACTTTAAATATCCTTGATTACCGCCTTCACTTGTTTGTAAACGCAACGATGTTGAAGTAGATCCCGGAACTCCTCCTCCAAGATCTGGCGATGTTATATAAGTTGTACCACGTATATCAAGTCTAGCTTGAGGATTATCTGTTCCAATACCTATAAGGCCACCATTGTAGGCATTTATAATCGTATTTCCACCACCTGATCCAATAAATACAGTTCCATTGTTTTCACCTACAGAGGTATAGCTACCATTTAACAATCCTATTTTAGTGTAACTTGAATTAAATATGGCTATATTGCTTGTACCTGCACCATTTGAAATATTATAACTTCCTTTTAGCGTTAATGTCGAACCATCAAATGTTAAATTAGACTGACCGGTTGCTGTATTTGATGTGCCATTTGCAGTCAATACGTATGTATTTGTGTATGGAGTTATTGCATTAAATCCTGGTCCTGTGTAACCAGTGTATCCTGTGTATCCAGTGAATCCCGTATATCCGGTGAATCCGGTGTAACCAGTGAACCCTGTATAACCTGTGAATCCGGTATAACCAGTGTAACCAGTATAACCTGTGAATCCTGTGTATCCAGTGTAACCAGTGTATCCGGTGTATCCCGTTGGACCAGTATAACCCGTATAACCAGTATAACCAGTGTACCCTGTTGGACCAGTATAACCAGTATAACCAGTGTAACCTGTTGGACCAGTATATCCTGTGTATCCAGTGTAACCAGTAAATCCAGTGTAACCTGTGAAACCGGTATAACCGGTAAACCCGGTATAACCAGTAAATCCAGTGTAACCTGTGTATCCAGTATACCCAGTAGGACCTATCAGAACCGAGGGTGTAATATCCAAATAGTTAGATCCAGTTGGTGTTCCACTATATAAACTACTAAAGTTTGTCCAACTTGAATCAGGATTGAAAGTCACGCTATAAGTACTGTTATCGTAAAATGTTGAACTTATAAAATTTGCATAGAATGAAAAGTCGGTTGTACTATTTTGAATAACTCTTATCAGACTCGGACTATTGATTTCTGATGGTGATAATGCTGTATTTATAAATCCAGTTCCATCTCCATAAAATGTACCATTTCCACCTGTATTAATCGAACCACCATTTGAAGTTTTAAACATAAATTCAGTAACTTGATTCTGTCCAGTAATCGCAGTGTAACCGTGATGGGCTGCTATTTTCATAGTCAATACATATCCTGACTGTGCTGCTCCTTTCCATTCACCTAAATATACCCATCTACCAGATGATGCAGCAGGAAGTGAATACGTTGCTACTCCACCAGTTGGTCCTGTGTAACCAGTGAATCCTGTGTAACCAGTGAATCCTGTGTAACCAGTGAATCCTGTATAACCTGTGAATCCTGTGTATCCTGTAAATCCAGTGTAACCTGTGAACCCTGTATAACCTGTGAATCCTGTGTATCCTGTGAAACCTGTGTATCCTGTGAAACCTGTGTATCCTGTGAACCCGGTGTATCCTGTGAAACCAGTGTATCCTGTGTATCCTGTGTATCCTGTGAATCCAGTGTAACCTGTGAATCCAGTGTAACCCGTAAATCCGGTGTATCCTGTGTAACCAGTGTAACCCATAGCTCCCATGGGTCCGAATACTAAGTTATTCACTGCAGCTCCTGATGTATTGAATGAACTGTCCAAATACAATCCTCCAGTTGGTGTATTTGCAGAGGTATATTGAAGGGCTCCATTTTTGTAGTATTTGACTTTTATACCGTCATACGTAATACTGAATACGTCCGTAGTAAGATAACTTGATCCGCTATAAACTTGACTAGAACTTTCATAAATATAGACTATACCTGAAGCCATATACCAAGCAAAATCGAGTGAAGAGTAACTTGCATCAGTTGAAGGATCAGTATTCAATCCAATCATAAACGAAGTATTAGTTTGAGCCGCTGTGAAGGAACAGTAACAAGTTGCAAATGCCTGAACGGAATATACCTGAGAATCCCATACACCATTTGAACCTCCTGTTTTTGTGAATGTTAAAGAGTTTGTCAACGATTGTGTTACATTTGTTGTTACTGGACTCCAATCAGATCCACCTCGTGTTCCTGTGTAGCCGGTATATCCGGTATAACCTGTGAATCCAGTATATCCTGTGAATCCTGTGTATCCTGTGAATCCGGTATATCCTGTGAAACCTGTGTATCCTGTGAAACCTGTGTATCCTGTAAATCCGGTATATCCTGTGAAACCTGTGTAACCCGTAAAACCAGTGTAACCTGTGAATCCAGTATAACCAGTGTAACCGGTATAACCAGTGTAACCAGTTGGTCCAATAGCCCAAGAAGTGCTATTCAAACTACTGTAATATGTCCCTCCAACAGGTATACTTATAAATCCTGGATTCCATCTCAATGTACCATCGTCTCCATTATGCGAACATATAAATATGTAATTTTTACCTACGACTTGACTATCGGTATAAGATTTGGTTACAAAATACGATGCGTTAAATCCATTCGCCGAACCTGCTGGTGGAGCATAATACAATGCATTCCAAACAGGAACTGATTGGTTAGTAACTGGGCCAATATCAAAGTATCCCGATGTTCCAAATGATTTGTTAACTGGAATTGCTATAACTCTTCCTCCCCAAGTTACGGTGTTACCATCCCAATATACAGTTCCTCCACCCGATAATGTCCAAGTTGCATTTACTGTATCATATTCTGTTGGACCTGTGTAGCCAGTATAACCGGTATATCCTGTGAAACCGGTATATCCTGTGAACCCTGTGTATCCTGTGAATCCTGTATAACCCGTAAATCCAGTGTATCCTGTAAATCCAGTGTAACCAGTGAAACCTGTATATCCTGTGTAACCAGTGTAACCTGTTGGTCCTGTTCTACCTGTTGGACCAGTTGGACCTGTATATCCTGTGTACCCAGTGTATCCAGTAGGTCCTGTGAATCCAGTGTATCCTGTGTAACCCGTGAACCCAGTAAAACCTGTGTATCCGGTGTAACCTGTGTAACCTGTTGGTCCTATGAGAATGGATGGCGTGATATCTAAATATGGACTAGATGATCCAGGTGTTCCAGAATACAGAGTACTTGAATTTGACCAAACAGTTGATACATTTGTGGAAACGTTATAAATACTATTCTCGAAATTGGATGAATTTACGAAATTGCCATAGAAATCGAATAATGTAGAAGTTAATTGTACAACTCGGATTAAACTAGGGCTGTTAACTTCTGTTGGGGATAATGCAGTATTTATAAACCCATTACCATCTCCTAAAAATGCTCCATTTACTGCAAAAGGGTTTGGTGTAGTTCCATCCGATGTCTTGAATACTATTTGAGTTACTTGGTTTTGGTTACTATCCGAAGTATGATTTTTATGTGCCAATATATTCATTTGAAGCGTGTAACCAGATTGAACCGTTTGACCCCATTGACCTAGATATATCCATCTACCACTTGACGATGATGGAAGAGAATACTGTGCTGCTCCACCTGCAGGACCTGTATAACCGGTATAACCCGTGAATCCAGTTGGACCTGTGTATCCGGTGTATCCGGTATATCCAGTGTAACCTGTGAATCCTGTATAACCAGTGAATCCTGTGTAACCTGTGAAACCTGTATATCCGGTATAACCAGTGTATCCAGTATATCCAGTATATCCGGTTGGTCCAGTTTTACCTGTAGGACCTGTTGCTCCCGTTGGTCCTGTATATCCTGTAAACCCGGTATAACCAGTTGGTCCTGTGTATCCAGTGTATCCGGTATAACCAGTATAACCAGTATAACCTGTTGGTCCTGTGTATCCGGTGTATCCAGTGTATCCAGTGTATCCAGTGTATCCAGTTGGTCCTATGAGAATTGTTGGAGTAATATCCAAATATGGACTTGAATTAACTGGAGGTGAACCGGCAATCACTGTACTTGAATTTGACCAAACAGTTGATACATTTGTAGAAATATTGTAAATACTGTTCTCAACACTTGAAGAACTTACGAAATTTGCATAGAAATCGAACAACGTAGAACTCTTCTGTATAATTCGAATTAAACTAGGCGTATTGACTTCTGAAGGTGACAATGCTGTATTTATAAATCCACTTCCATCACCAAGAAATCCTCCATTAAATCCATTTGGGTTTGGTGTAGCTCCATCCGATGTCTTAAAGATTATTTCTGTTACTTGATTCTGTGTTCTATCTCCACTATAACCGTGATGCGCCAATATATTCATTTGAAGCGTATAACCAGCTTGAACTGTTTGACCCCATTCGCCTAAAAATACCCACTTACCACCTGCAGATGATGGAAGAGAATACTGTGCTGCTCCACCTGCAGGTCCCGTATAACCAGTGTATCCAGTGTATCCAGTTGGTCCTGTGTATCCGGTGTATCCAGTATAGCCAGTGTAACCAGTGAAACCAGTGTAACCAGTGTAACCAGTGTATCCTGTTGGTCCTGTATAACCAGTGTATCCAGTGTATCCAGTGTATCCAGTTGGTCCTGTGTATCCGGTGTATCCAGTATAACCAGTGTAACCAGTGTAACCAGTGTAACCAGTGTATCCTGTTGGTCCTGTATATCCAGTATAACCAGTGTATCCAGTATAACCTGTATAACCAGTTGGTCCAGTGTAACCTGTGTAGCCAGTATAACCAGTGTAACCAGTATAACCTGTTGGTCCCGTTTTTCCAGTTGGTCCTGTGGGTCCAGTGTAACCTGTGTAGCCAGTATAACCTGTTGGTCCTGTGTAACCTGTGTATCCTGTTGGTCCTGTTGGTCCAGTGTAACCTGTGTATCCGGTGTATCCTGTTACTCCTGTTGCTCCTGTTGGTCCTGTTGCTCCTGTAGGTCCGGTTGGTAGATTCTGAACCAATGTAGTATGCAAATGAGAAATAGTAGAATCTCTAAACTCGAAGGTCAATGTACGATTGTTTCCTGAAAAATTTGCAAAGAGTTGTAACTGAATACGCTTAGTCAAATCTGGAAGAGTTGTTGCAGGAACCGCTAATGTGAAATCATTAAGACCTTGTGCATTTGGCACCACAGTTGATGTAGATGATCCATCGGCAATTAATACTGGATTCGATACACCATCAGAATCAACATAATACAGTTTTGCATAGTATGATACTGCAGTATTACTATTCGAATATCCATAGATATTCACATCCCATAAACCACTGACAATCAGAGTAGAAGTTAGGAATCCAGCAGGAGTTGTAAATGTACCCATAGTAAACCCATTTGTATTCGATACATTTCCAGTAGTTATCGTAGTTTGTGTACCAGTTGTAACTGTAGAACTCAGTGTTCCCTGTACTGGATTACCATTTGTCGGTGTTCCTCCTGCTGTATCCAAAAAGAGGGTTAATCCTCCTGAAACACCTGCAACTCCTTGTGGTCCAGTTGGACCTGTTACTTGCGATGCAGGACCGGTATAACCGGTATAACCGGTATAACCTGTTGGTCCAGTTGGACCTGTTTCAGTAGATGCAGGTCCTGTATAACCTGTATAACCGGTATAACCTGTTGGTCCTGTGTCACCGGTATACCCAGTGTATCCAGTTGGTCCTGTATGTCCAGTTGCTCCTGTTGGTCCTGTTACTCCTGTGTATCCTGTCTTTCCAAATCCAGTTGGTCCAGTTGCTCCTGTTGAACCCGTTGTTCCTGTTGGACCTGTTTTACCTGTTGAACCAGTTGCACCCGTTGGACCGAAATCTCCAGTATATCCAGTGTAACCTGTATAACCAGTGTAGCCAGTTGGCCCTGTATAACCGGTATATCCAGTATAACCAGTGTATCCGGTATACCCAGTGTAACCAGTATATCCAGTGTAACCTGTTGGTCCTGTATATCCAGTTTTTCCAAACTGACCAGTCAAATGCATAGCCCATTCTGCAGATGGATTGGATACTGCAATGCCACCACTGTCTATCAGATTGACTATAATAACTGGTTGAGTATCTCCTGATCCAGTTTGACGTTTAAGAAATGTAGGAGCACCACTAGCATTAACAATTACTTTAAATAATGCAGAACTACCTTTTCCGCTTAGAGTAGAGGACTGAATAGAACTGTTACTAATTAACTGAAATCCAGACGTAGTGGATTGAACATCTACAATTTGACCATAGTAATAGAACGTAGATCCTGATGTAGTGTCAAAAAGATTAATGAAATCTCCAATGTAGAATGCATCTGCTGTTAGAACGGTTAACGATACACTGGTACCTGCTGCTGATCCATCAGTAGGTATTGAAGTCGTTGTATCCAATGGTCCAAATCCCAATCCAGTATATCCAGTATAACCAGTGTAACCCGTTGGTCCAGTATAACCAGTATATCCAGTATAACCAGTTGGTCCTGTGTATCCAGTGTATCCAGTGTAACCAGTTGGACCAGTATAACCGGTATATCCAGTGTAACCAGTTGAACCAGTTGGTCCAGTATAACCAGTGTAACCTGTGTATCCCGTTGGTCCAGTTGTTCCTGCTGTTCCGGTATAACCAGTATATCCAGTGTAACCCGTTGGTCCTGTTATTCCAGTTGATCCTGTTTTTCCA